CTCTAATTGTTTGCTTAGGCAGACTGAATCTGCACAGCAGCTTCGTTACGCAGTACGCCATGACCGACAGCATACTTAGCTACCATGAGTGTACCCTGACGACGAATGTCGTACTCGGACTCAGTAGCCAAATCCATGAGCTTCACAGTACCAGCAGCAGACGGGTGGAATACCAGTGCTGTGGTGTTTGAAGCGTCAACAGCTTGACGGGTTGATGTACCAGCAGCGACACCAGTGGTGACGTTTGCAGTCGGAAGGTTGTTAGACTTCAGGACATTGATGCCAGCAACTTGCATGACTTTACCTGAAGCGGTAGAGCCGTTTGCAGCGTTGCCAAAGTCAACATTGATAACCTTTGAGCTGTTAGCCAGCAGATAATACTGCTCAGGCTTCACAACGACGTAGCGGTTATCTTCAGGGACGTTCTTCTCATCGAGAGCCTGAGCTGCATCGAAGATAGCTGCGATCATATCGTCAGCTACAGTTCCTGAAGTTGCTGAAGTGATAACTGTACCGATCATATCGGCTTCACCAGTTACAGTCGGTGTTGCTTCGTTAGCGGCCTGAATGATGGTTTGCAGAATATGCTTGTCCATCTGATTAGCCAGAGCAATACCCATCTCACGAGAGTATACTGAGCGAACATCATAGTGGTTCTTTGCTTCATCGATGTTAGCAATGAAGGTTGAAGCCAAGAGAAGATCGTTGATTGTGATGATCTTCTCAGCGTGATTGATGCTGTCACCAGTGATCTCATCGCCAGGGGTATGGTAATCAGCAGATGTCCGACCCATTACAGGGAACTGAGCTGATTTGCCGTTAGCGATTGTACGAATCTGATGTTTGTCCATCATGATGGTCTGCTGCTCAAATGCAGTCAGAACTTCACCAGAAAAGACTTTTAGGAAGAGGGCGTCCTTATCGACACCCCCGTTTAGTGCGCCTAAGCGTGAAGGAGTAGCGTTAGCCATTTTTGTTGTACCTCATTGTACGAGTTAAAATAAAAGGTTTTAACCTCAGATTACTCGCCACCTTTCCTTCGAGGTTGTTCCCCGCAGGGAGCCAGAAAGTACAAATGGTCTGTGTTCTTTAGGTCTTCATGCCTCGGTTTTTATTACGAGACATTATTGAAAGATTATTAGCTGAGTTATTAAGAGTGTTATTATCCCGATGGTGGACATCTTTGCCGTCACCTTTTCGAGCTAAACCCTTCTTCACCATTAACCGACGAGCTGCGTTTCTTCCTGCCCGTCGCTTTTTTTGCTCGGGCTTGGAATGGTAATCAGCGTATTCTGCTGCGTAATTCCTAGCCATTTAGTAATCCTTACATGATGTTTGATCGAGACAGTTTTGATGCGACCTGATCACGGAACGCTGGATCAGAACTGTATCGAGGGTCTGCCATGTCTGCTTTCATTTGAGCCAAGCTCGAGTAAGCATCGACAGATGGGCGGGATTGACCTGACAAGTTTCTTGCTGGTTCAAAACCCTGTTGAGCCTCATACATTGAGCGGAGACCCTGAACGGCAAATTTAGTTTCTTCTAAGTCACCGCTATTTACTGCTCGGTTGTAGGCGTCCACCTGTCCTTCAGACAAGTTATCTGCTGCCCAATCAACCATAGTGCTATAGTTTTCTTGACCACCTACGGAGTCATAAACTTCGTTAGTGGTGTTTTGTAAAAGAGACTGTTGACCCTCGATGAAGCTGTCCACAATTTCTCGTGGAATACCAGCTTTCTCAAGGGATTCATAAGATTGATCTGTAAGACCGTCATTCGCCCAATATTCATTACTGAGTGAGTTAAAATCTAGACCAGCTTCTTGTACAGCCTCACGAGCGATCTCTTCAGAGTTTTCATTATCAGAAGAATCCGAACTTCCAGTCTCGCTTTCTCCCACATCAGCCTGTCTAGACTTTGTGAAATTAGATTGCAGTTCTTCATATGCTTTCTCTAAGTCCTCGTATGAGTCAAATTTTCCCAGTATCTTCTCATTAGAAGGAGACTGCGCCTCGTCTTGAAGCGCAGCCTGTTCTTCCAATGATGGATTGTGATCTGGGGAATCGATATTAACCGTTTCCGTCGCCATTATTTAATCCTTGTTGAGCCATTTCCATAGCGGCTGGTGTAGCCTTCTCCGCCATTCTGCCCATTGTTTCATTTGCCATCATTTCTTGTTGAGCTTGGGCTGCTGCCTGTTGCTCCGCTTGAATGTCTTCTTCAGTCTTAACCAAACCATCCATATCAATACCAAGAGCTGTTCCAATACGTGTGATGTAATCAGATACGTTCATATACTGAGCGACAGCCTCTGCCCCAAGGGGTTGGAGGGCTGTCAGGAAAGCGTTGTACTTGTTCAAGTCATGTCCACGACCTAGGGCTTCCAAACCTGTGACAATAGCAGGACGGACAATACCTTTCGGTAAAGCTGGAAGACGCTTGGCTTTTGTCATCCGATCCATCAAGCGGTTAACCAATGGAAGCTGGAACTCCTGACTCAGGATCGAATACACACCACCTAGGGCGTCCTCGAGTTCCTTTGCCATGAAGCGTACTTCCTCAGCGGTTACACGTTCACCAGAGCGTTGCACTGCGCTATTCATAAGGAAAGCGTAGGAAAGGCGTTCTGTGATGGTACGGATGGTGTCGTAAGCGACACGCATATCAGCGTACTTCTCAGTCTGTAAAACAGAAACCTCATTGGCATTACCAGCCACGATAGCGCAGTTCTCCGCTTGGGAGATGTCACGCATACGGGTTGTGCCATTAGGGTTAACCATAAACAGAACTTTAGAAGATGCTGCTGCTGCCTCTACGACAGCCTTAGACAGGCCTTCAAGACTAATTAGGTCTCCTAGGTACTCATCGACATAAGAACGTCCGTAGGACTCTGAATCGATCCGAGTCCAACGCAAAGCTAGCATAGGTGATTTATCAATAGGCCAGCTACCGCCAGAGTCAGGGATAATCTGTCCTTTGATTTCCTGATACATACGCCATGTTTTACCATCGAGGTACATATGGGTATAAAGGGCAACCTTTTTACCGTACTCGGCTTTCATGTCAGATTCAGGATCAGCACCAAGGGCTGCAAGTTCTTTTTCTTCAAGAACCGCTGGTGATACTTCTTCCTTTGTAATAATCTCTAGGACATTACCGTAAGGGTCTCGGGTCACGACATAACTGTCTAGGCGGAATACCCGTATCCCTCCACTTTTAGGGAGGTATACTAGGACGTTACCACCTACGATGAGATGTTTTAGGGCTTCAAAAATAGGAGAGCGAAGACCAGTTGTTTCGATTTCCGTCATAACGGAACGCTCAATCTGGTTCAGTCCTTCTTCTACTTTTGCCCTTGCACCTTCTTCACCAGTCAGTTCCATCAATGTCTGATCGTCTACCTGAAGACGGAAGAAGGGGGAATTAGGGGGCAGGAGCGAGAGCAATAATTTAGATGCGAGGTTATTTACACCTCTTGCACCTACACCTTGATATGGCGTGTTATATTCTGTAGCCGAGCTATGACCACTCGGAGGCACGAGAGTTGGTATCGTAACCTCAGAGCAGTCTCTAGCTCGGTTTAGAAACATTTCACGCTCAACGGCAAGTTGCTCGTAGCGTCCTGCACAGGTCTTACCGTTGTGCATAATGTTATACTCCTACTCCACCTGACGAGTTGCCAGAGGAACCAGAGGAACCTGTTATTGAAAGAGCTGAACTCTGGTACGGTTTTGTTCCAGATGCTTTCTTGCCCTTCATTCGTTTTTTACGTTGCTCGTCTGCGCTTGTTGCCTCAGTCGGCGCACCTTGCTCCAATACAGGAGGCGGAGGTGGCGGCGGTGGAGGTGGTGGCGGGGGAGTTGGTTTAGAGCCTCCTAAACACATCAAAAATTCTCCAATATATTTTCATTTTGTTGTTCATAAACTGCCCTTAGATGTCGAGCGACTGAGGCAGCACCTGATTTAAACCAGACTTCCTTAGCTTCATTATCTATATTAGGGCAACGATCAGGAAACATCCTCTCGAGGTAATCGAGAAGAGCTTCATTTATTACTGGTAATTGACTAGACGCCACATGAACCTCCTGTGCCGCTGATGTCACAGATGTCGTGTGTTTCTACGTGTTCCTCAAATTCTGTGCCGAGCTTTTCGACCGCTTCTTTGTAAGGAACTGATACCAAAGGTTGACCACCCCGACTTCCGTCTGGGTAGCACGTAAAGCCTCTGAGCCTGTGGGCATAGGATGCCAAAGTGCTAGCGAAATCATCTACTGTATCCTCATTATTTAAAGAACTTCCCCATGAAGGAAGGTTGATTGTTGAGCTAATAGACATATCCACGTAGTCTTGAACATCGGCCTGAAATTTCATTCGACGCTCATAATCTTCAGCGAGGTCAAGTGCAGACTCGATCTTATCTGGGTTGGCTCCATACATATCGATCAGCTCTTGTGCTGCTGAATCCACGACGTATTGGTAGTGCCAGCGGTTGCCACCTTTTAGATAACGACGCTTGTAAGCCACAGCAAAAATAGGCTCGAGGCCAGTACTAGTGCCAGCCAAAATGCCAATAGAACCTGTAGGGGCAATCGCCCTGTTAGCAACAGGACGGGAGACACTATGACGATCAGCAAAACTGCGGCTAGTGGTGTCAGACTGACCTTTATAAATTGCCAGCCATTGGTGAAGCTCAGGGGTGACTTCATACCGAGACCCTTTCTTCACTAACCATTCATGCATCCCCATAAGGCCAAGCCCTAGGCGACGGTTCTTCTCACGAGTTTCATAAACAGCTCTATATGGGAGCTGGGCTTTCATAGTGCCGCAGATTAAGAACTTAGTTGCCAGATCAACGATATCCCTAAATTCTTCAATATCATCAACACGGCCTAGGTTGATACTTCCTAGGTTACAAACGTCACTATCATCTGCACTGGTAACCTCAGTACAAGCGTTACGCAGGGTTTCATTCTCTTTATCAAAGAAGTTAAAGCTAAACCCTGGTTCTGCTGACTGCATGGCCTGTTTTACATTCTGTTTGAATACGCTTCCGACATCACCTGTTTTCCAGTAATTGAGCAGCCATTCAGTGTCGTAGTTCACACTGATGTTTGTCATATCTAAGGGAGCTGGAAAGTTGAAGTCTTCTTGCTTGATGTCCCACAAGGTTTTTCCTGTGGAACCTACAGGCATTGATTGCCAGTCTTTAGCTTTTAGGAAATCTTCGATATCGCCATGTTGCCAATTTAATGAAGCATAGATGGCTGATCGACGACTACCGCCCTGCATAACCCGACGACCAATCTCGTTGATCATATTCATCTTGGGGATAGCACCAGATGCCTCACCACCAGTACGGCTGATGGTTGATCCGGCTGGACGGTAGATACTGTAGTCAACACCAATACCGCCGCCTGTCATAAGGCAGCTTTCAGATTTCCAACTAAGGTTTGCCCAATCCTCACGGCTATCTTCCTCAGCTTTCAGTAGATAGCAGTTATTAAAGAATTTGTTGGGACGCCCTGCGTAATATAAGTATCGACCCCCAGGAATAAACTTGAGTTCTGTGATGTATTTTTGAAGCTGACTACGGTCTTCCTTAGTCATATGTTCGCCACATACGTCCTCAACGAGTGTTCTGGAAAGGTCTGCCCACGTTTCACATCCGTCATGGGCGTATTTGAATTTGAAGATGTCCTCACTAAATTTAGAGCGGAACATCGGGTTGTTATTTGATTTAAAAGCCATGTTTATTATACCAAGTCTAATAGGTTAGGGGGTGTGTAGTTTTTGCCTTTGAGGACTTTGCCGTCCTCTCGTTTGACTGGTTTCCCATCTACTAGCTTGGACATATTACTTTCATGTACACGAACAAAGGCTGGTTGCATCTGTAAGCCAAAGGCATCAGCAAACCCTGAAATAACGTACTGACAATCAGCAAGCTCTTTTAGGATATGTGCAACATCTGAAGCAGGGACAGCCTTGTGATACCAAAGTAAACTACAGGCATGATCGACTGCTTCTTTCAGCTCGAGCGTCTCTTCTTGAATTAGAGACATACGGAGCTGAAGCAGTTCTACATTAAGTCGGGCGTGTCGTTCCATACCCATTGCTGTGTGGAACTCTGCGACATAGGATTCTCTTGTACGATCCTTCATCACCAGTTAACCCCCTTTGTTTTTTCCATAAGCTTTATCATCTCATCTAAATACCATCTGGCTTTCATGGCATCTTCGAGGGGATTGTTCTTATTCCAAAGGCGTG